TGGATTACCTGGTATTTTTTTGGTAATCCTTATAACTTTGCCTGCGGCATTAAATGGGTCGGACCACCCATTTGCCGCAGTATTGTATGGTGTCCCACAGACCCACGCGTAGGCGTGGTCTGTGAAATCATATATTTCCCCTTCACTGGGAAATATTAGCTTGTTTCTCCCAGTGCGGGAGATTATCCCATACTGGGAGTTAATGGGTACTTTTATATACCCAGTTCCTACTGCCTTCATTTTTACCCCCTTTTTTAATTTTGACTAGTCTCAGCCAGTCTTTAATTGTGATATAATATATTTTTATTAAAAAGTAAACAAAAAAATGCGAATGAACGCTCATTCGTAACTAAAAATATTACTATCAATCGCTATTTGTTTATTAGTTGAATAACTAATTAAATTACTGGAAATTACGGAGTTTGTAAATTATTGATAAATTTAGAAAAGTATTTTTTAAAAAATTGTGTTATATTACTTAGATTATAAATTATTGATATTATTAAATAATTATAATTTAATTTTTTAAACTTTGTTTGAGGTAGTCAAAATTTAAAAAATTAAACAAAATTTAAGTAAAATTACAAACTTAAAATTTTAAAATTAAAATTTTGAAATATAAATTTTAATCTCCTGATACAATTGTTAAAAAAATACAATAATATCAATAATTTAGGAGAAAATTACAAAAAATTACAAGCCGACGGCCGCAAACTACTGATATTTTTAATCTTTTTTAAAATTTAAAAAAATCAATTATCGAAATTAACGAAATTAACGAAAATTAATTGTATAAATTATTGATAATTAAAAAACAATTACAAAATGTAACGAATTAGCGTTTTTCCTATATTATTTATTTTTATATTTTAATACCTTTAATGGCCGGTTAATTATATTAATTAGTTAATTTTTTTATTAATTTAAATAATTAATAATTATAAATATTAAATTATAAATATAAATTATTGATAATATTAGATTTTAATAAAATTTTTATATCAGCAAAATATAATTAACTTATCAGCTATCAGCAAACCTTAGTATTATTTAGCTTTTGTCAACTATTTAGTCAAATCAAAACACTTTCCTAAACCGCAACCCAATATATTAGTTATAGAGTATTATTTAGCTTTTGGCAACTATTTAGTTAAATCAAAACACTTTCTTAAACCGCAACCCAATATATTAGCTGGCGCAGTGCTGAGGCAGTGTTTTGCTTTTACTGAACTTCCAACGCAATACCAACAGAACACTAGTTATAGTTTTACTGAACCTCCAACACAATACCAACAGAACATTAGTTATAGTTTTACTGAACCTCCAACACAATACCAACAGAACATTAGTTATAGTTTTACTGAACCTCCAACGCAATACCAACAGAACATTAGTTATAGTTTTACTGGGCAATCTGCTCAATACCAACAGAACACTAGTTATAGTTTTACTGAACTCCCAACGCAATACTAACAGAACACTAGTTATAGTTTTACTGAACGGCAATTCACAGGCACGGAGGTAGTGTTTTGTTCTTACTGAACTTCCAACGCAATACTAACAGAATATTAGTTTATAACGAATGAGTGCTCGGCTTTCTTAAAACATTATTTAGTTTATAACGAATGAGTGCTCGGCTTTCTTAAAACATTATTTAGTTTATAACGAACTGCAACTCATTTATAACAAGATGCTGTCATAATAGTGATGAGCGTGGTTCATTTAAAATAATATATAGTTTTGTTTGTAGTGAGTGGCAGGCTTAGCAGAAGTGAGATAATGTTTTACTAAGGCTATGTTAGAAATTCAGTACTTATGAGATAGTAGTATAAAATTTTGCTAAATAGCGCCGGCATTCTGGGGGTATATGCCGGCCTAGCCTTTTATATTTACATATGACACTGGCATGGTTTGTGCGCCGGGTTTTGGTAGTGCAATAAATTTAATAATAATTACCAGAAAATACCCAGTAGAAAAAATTTCATACCGGGTTTGAATAGTGTAATAAATTTAATAATAATTACCAGAAAAATACCCAGTAGAAAAAATTTCCTACCGGGTTTTGTAAATATTGTATTAAATTTATTACTGGACTATAACAACCTATAACGCCAAACCGTCGAATACTTGCTTATATCCTAGTTTGTCTTCTGCCTTTTCTTGGCTCTTATTTATTCCAGATACCATATAACGTATAGCATCAGCCCCATGAGAATAGTAGTTATGTAAGGGTTTTTGTTTCCAAGTTCCTAATTTTTCATCCCAAGCTTTAGAATAATTAAGAAAGCACGCTCTAAGATACTCACATTTCTTATCAATCCACAATTTAGGTAATATAGCTCTTACTGCTTCTATACCATCAGCTAAGTTAGACCTAGGTAGAACAGTTATATTCTTAACTCCAAGTCCTCTTATTAAATCTAAACGACTTCGGCCACTACTTAACTCCCTAACTTTAACATCGTGTGGTAATATTATATTAGTTATGTTCTCATACATTTCATACATAGTTTTGACATAATGCTCGAGGCTTTCGCCTTCTGCATAATATTCGTCAATAATTCTGTACTCATTTTTATAGTATTGAAAAAAGCACATAACCATAATGTCATCTATACCTAAATCATAGCTGACTTGTACTCCTAGGTTAGGGTCGAACAGTCCGTCAATCTCTCTGTCTTTCTTAATAACATGCTGTCTATACAGGCGAGCCCAGTAAGTCCCATCCTTGGATACTGTAAAGGCTTCCTCATCTGTGGTAGGGTACTCAGAATAAATATCATCACCAAGCTCTCGGTATTTCTGAACCCAGAAGTTCTTTTGTTCTTGAGTTAGTTTAATGTTATGCTCTAGAGCTAGTTTCTCGAAATATTCTGCATGTTTAGGTGATATGTACTCCTCAGCAGATGATATACAATCACGGTCAAGAGTCCAACCAAGGAATATCGGCTTGAAGTCCATAAGTGAGTATTGTTTTAGGTCACGAGCTTGGAACCACATTTCTTTAAAAGCATTATCTCCCTCAGCTGTTGACTCGATAACTACGGGGTTGCCTGGAGCAATGGCCTGAAGAGTACCTTTCTTAGTTTCTGTAATTCGCTCAGGATATTTAGAAGCGATTTTGCCGAGCTCTGAAATGTGTAAGCGGTGTAGAGTAGCTGACCTGAATGATACCCTGATAAATATATTAGAGTTGTTATTGAAAGCAAAAGCTTTAGTATTGTTTTTGTCAGTATCAAGCTTGAGAAAATCTTTAATCACAGGATTTAACTCATCCCAAGCAATTTTAACTCTTTCGAGAAGTTTGCTGGCTTCGTCAGTACCTTGGGCCATAAGGCCTATATTTAGGTTAGGTATAAAAAGAGCATCATCGAAAAAGTTAATAAGCATTAATGTTGATATACCATGCTGTCTTGATTTGAGAATAATAAGTCTTGGATGTTTTAAAAGCTCTGCATAAACTAAATGCTGAACTGGATTCATTTTGAATTTAATAAGTCTACCATATTTATCAATAATAGTGTATAGGTTATTTAGTCTCCATAATTTTGAAGCTAGATAATTTTCGATAAAATCGGAGTCTGATTTGAAAGGTCTTTCGAAAATATCTGGATTGTGAAAATTTGGGTGTAATTCACAAAATTGGTCTTTAGATATAGACAGTTGCCACATTTAGTCCTCCATATTTAATGCTATGAAAAGCACAATAAGTCCTGTTATATAAAAATGGTGATATAATAGATAAATGCTGCAAATAATTAAAATGAAGCTCATAATTAGTCCTTAAGAAGAGCTCTGAATTTGACAACTTCTTTATCACTTAATACAGTATTCACTTGGTTTAACACAAGTGGGTTTTGTTTATTAAAAAAAGCATTTTGGATTGATGTGATACAGTCCGCCAAAGCTTTGATTTCTTTGGGGTCCATATCAAACTCAATCATACGGTTTATTTTGTCAATAATAGCATTAGCTGTTGTTTCCATTTTATCTGATAGTTTATTTTCTACTGTTAATTCTTGGACTTCAGTCTCAATTTCCTCAACTTTAACAGGTTGAGATAACTTAGACTCAATTTCTTTAACCGCAGAGTATGGCACACGGTATTCTTGAACAATATTTTGTATAGTTTTGCCATTTTTTAAATCTTCGAGTATTTTATTTGCTGTTTTCAAGTTCATTATTCCACCTCTTTTCTAAATATTCGTGCAAAGCTTTTACTATAATTTGGCTTCGATTAGCACTATAGACTTCACAGTACTTGTCTAGCTTAAATATTACAGCTTTGCCAAAGTAATCTGAATTTTTTACTGAAAAAGACCTAATTATTCTCTGCTCTTGATAGATTTTGTTCTCGTTGCTCATTTGTCCTCCTTAAAATATTTATCCTGTATTAAATAATATAACACAAATAAAAAATATTTACATAGTTTTTTAACACATTATATTATATTATGAATGTTTGTATAAAAATCATTTACCGGAGGCTTTATGGAAAATTTTAAAAACAGTATACCAGAGGAAGAGTTAGAAATTCCTGCTGCTACTGATGAGACTCAAGAGCAAGTTGAGTCTAAAGAACAACCTATTGATATGGTTGTTAATCAGTATGTCAGTAAAATGACTTTTAACAAAGAAAAGAATGTTTGGGAAATGCCAGACAATATTAAAGAGCTACCACAAGAACTGCAGTTTGCGATAGTAGCAGAAAAACGTAGAAGAGATGCTCAAGCTGCCTTAGCTTCTGCTACTGCTAAGGCTAAAGAGTTTGAGATAAAAACCCAGAAACTGCAGGAGTTATTAACTTCTAAAGTTGAACTAGAGCTAACTCCAGAACAGAAGCAGGAACTGGACGATTTGAAATTTGAAGACCCAGAAGCTTGGAGAAGGAAGCTCAATCAGCTTGAGACTGAGGCAAGACAAAAAGTGCTAGAGCAGCTTAACCAGGTGACTGAGGAAGCAAAGAAAGCAAATATTATAGCTCAACGCCAAATATATTTGCAGCAATTTCAGGAAGCAAATCCTGATGTTATTATTAATGACGAAGTTATTCAAAACGATATTCCACCTCGTATTATTAAGAAATTAGAACAAGGTGAAGTATCATTTGAACAATTTCTAACTGAAGTAGCTAATTATCTTAGGGCCAATAAGGTTATCAAAACTGAAGAGGCTCCTGGAATTACTAACATAGGTAAGGTTGGTGGCTCTCATAAGCCATCTAAAAATGCAATTGATGCTGATATAATTCAATCTTATAGGCAAGAAATATACTAGGAGGTAATAAATGTCTACAATTAGTTTAACTAGCGACTTAAGACGTAAAAAGTGGATTAGGGAAGGGCTCCTTCAGGCTGCTTCTAAGTCTTTCTGGTCCCCTTTCACTGGTCTTTCAAAAGATTATATAATTTATCAAACAAATAATGAAAATGCGGCAGATGGTCATACTGTTGTATTTGATTTTGACGGTAATTTGTCTCAAAAACCTGTAAAAGGAAAAGAAACTGCATTTGGTAAAGGTGAGCAGAAAAAGAAATTTTCTGACAAGCTTACAGTATCAAGGTATCGTTTAGTTGTTGATAATGGTGATAAGTTCGATGGTAAAGATATTGGTGATTTATCTATTAATGAGCATGCTGATTCAAGAAGGAAACTTGGTGACTTATTCGTAAGATTTAAGGACCAGGCTATTTTTGATACTCTTAGTGGTATAACTGATAATTCTGCAACTCATGTTATTAGCTTGTCAACATTTACTTATGGTGATTTGCTTGATATTGAAAAGATTCTTAAAACTGGTAGAGGATTTAGCACAGGTGGAGTAAGAAGACCTATTGAGCCTTTTATGCTTGATGATGGTAGGCCTATTTGGTTGTTTGTAATAGATTCTGCTATGGCGGCTAAACTTAAGCAAGATTCTGGTTATCAGACACTTGTTATTAATGCTGATGTTAGAGGTAATAACAACAGAGCAATTCAGGGTGTAATCGGTAAATTAGGTAACCTCCTTATTGTTGAAGCTCCTATGTTCTTTGGAAAAACTTATACCTCAACAACTCCTTTTGATATAGGTGATTCTGATATAGATATTGCTGGACTTAGACAATATGATGTTACTAATAGTGCTTGGACAGGGCAAGAAGGTTTTGACTATGGTTCTACCCTTAAGTCTAGAGGACTATTGCTAGGTCAAGCTGCAGGGCTTCTTGCTATGGGTAAAATGCCTGATTATAGGTTCCAAGAGTCTACTGACTTCGGTATTAAGTCTGAGTCTGCACTTGAAGTATGGATGGCAACTAAGAAGACTAGACTTCTTGACGAAAATGGTGACTACGCAGAAGCCAAAGTTACTGGTATTGACTGGGGCGTTGTTGCTGTTGACGTTACTATTTAATAAGGAGGTTATAAATGGCTGATTTAAGAAGAGAAGGTAAATTTAATCAGAAAAAGTCTGTTTGCGTAGCTGCGGCAACTCTTACTGGTGGAAGCCTTATAACAGCCGCTGAGGCATACAAATTGTTTGATTTGCCAGAAGATGCTGTTATAATAAATACAAAATTATATGTAAGAGTAGCAGGTGATGCTACTGCTACTATGAATATAGGATTTGATGGTGGTACTGGTAGTGAGCTTGGAAGTGCTATTGCTTTAGATAGCCTTGGAGTTGCTAATGGAACTGCAGACGTAGTTACAGGTTCTGGTAAAACTGTAATAGTCACTCCATCTAAAACTATAACTCAAGGTGAATTTACAGTAATTGTCGAGTACATAGAATACAACAAAACTACTGGCGAATACACTGCAATCCCTTATTAATTTAGGGGTCCTTTAATAGGGCCTCTTCTTTATAGGAGAGTATGATGATATTAGCCTCTGATTTGCTTTTAGAAATAAGGTCCTCTTTACATGATTTACAAGAAAAACGCTGGTCTAATGATAGATTAATACTTTTAATAAACGAAGCAGCAAGAGATATTGCTTTAAGAACAAGATACTTAAGAAAATATATTAACATTACATTAGTTGAAAATAAATTAGTTTATTATTTACCTGATAATTGCTTTATGATACATAGAGCTTTTTTAGATGGAAAGCCTATAGATTTTTATTCTTTTGCAGAATATAGTTTAAAAGCAATTCCTGATTCAATTATATATGATAAGCAAAATAATACAGTGTACCTAAATTTTGAAGTTTCTAATTCAACAAAACAATTTGAAATTACCCCTGGAGTTGGTATAGAAAGTGTTGGTACTTGTTTTGCAGTGCAAGATAGTACTGGATTATGGACAGTATTTGATGCTTATGGCGATGGAAATGGATTAATAGGTTCTATTGAATTAGTTTTACCTAATTTATTAATTTTTTACTATGCTTATCCAGATAAAATAATAACTGCAGCAGATAAATTAGATATTCCAGAAGCTTATAATAAAGCTATAAGACATTATGTTCTTTCTCAAGCTTGGAAAGATGATATGGATTCAGCTAATCTTAATCTTAGCGAAATAGAGTTTAAATATTATATAAATGAACTTAGCTATATAGCTAAATTATCTAGTTTGGACAATACATTAGGGCAACAATATAGGCCTATTTATAACACAGTATTCGATTTTTAAGGAGTGCTTATGTTTACTAAAATTACTAGAGTTCCAGTAACTAAAGAAGACTTAACTATAGGATTTCAAAAAGAAAAGCAAATAAGAAATGCGGGTCAAGCAGATTATGCTCAAATAAATGCTGCTAATATTAAAGGAGTTGCTTATATTAATACATTGACAGAGCTAAAAGCTATTGATACTGATACTGTTGATGCTGATTCATTGTTTATGGTAAGAGAAACTGAGGATATCTATATC